TGCCAAACTTTTAATTTGGGTGTAGGGTCATGCCCGGCCCTACACCTTTTTTTAACAAAGGGCTATTATCTAAACAGGAGATAATATTATGCTGGTTAATTACAAGAATGCAAACATGCTTGTTGTCGAAATGGGTAACGGCAAGCAGAAACTCATGCTCGTTCCCGGCATCAATGTCCTCGATGACAAGGTTTGGGAAGGCGCGAAGGCTACTCTTGACGCAAAGATCAAGGACGGAGTTGTCGTTCCCATCTACAAGACCACGAAGAAGGACGGCAAGGAAATCGAAGAGCCGTGCAAGCCCGATGAAATTCCTAACGACAAGCTCGATGGCGTCGTGAACGAAATCCAGTCTGAAGCACAGGCGGACAAGTTTGTCGAAGCCTCCACAAAAGAATCCGTGCGCGCAAAGGGCATGAACCGCAAAAACGCAATCGCCAAGGAACTCAAGGACCGCGAAAGCGAAAACAAGTAATAACGATGGGGAAAGACCATGAGCGTAAATCCTTTGTCTGTTGAACAGTATATCCAGGCCGTGGCTCCTGCATTGATGCAGGACCCGTCTTTGAACGTGTTTATCGAGATGGCGAAGGAACGCACCGACCGCGAATTTTACGGCGTTAAGTACAACCACGCCGTAGCGCTCATGGCTGCCCACATTGCTTTCCTATTGGGTTCTGGAACTCTTGGGGCTGGCTCCGGCAACGCCGAGGGCGGCTCCACGGGCTCCATTACTTCCAAGCGTGAAGGCGATTTGTCCGTTTCTTATGGCTCCGGTGCCGTTTCTGCTTCTGCCGGTAATCTTGGCGATGCGGAACTTTCGCAGACCCGCTGGGGCCTAATGCTCATTTCGTTACGCAAGGGTTGCAAGCCGTTCTTTGGCGTTTGCGGCTCAAGGGGCTGCAGATAATGTCCGTTTCGTTCGTAAGCAGGGATTTGGGCAAGGCGAAGATAGAGAGCGAGCTAAAGAAGGCCCGTCGTCTCGTCGCACTTGTCGGTATTCCAAGCGACTCCGAACCCGAAAAGGACTCTGACATCCCGCTTGCGACAATCGCATACATTAACGAAAAGGGCTCGACCGTGAACAAGATACCGCCGCGCCCGTTCATGAAGCAGACTAGGGAGAGGGCTGAACGCGGCAATTTTCCGAAGTTCATGCGCAAGCTGCTGAAAGGACTTTCTAGCGGTTCCGTAACGGCAGAAAAGGCGATAAAGAGACTCGGCGCCGATTACGAAGGGCGCATGAAGGACATATTCATCCACGGCTCGTTTGTCGAAAACGCAGAAAGCACTAAAAGGCGCAAGAAAAGCTCAAGACCTCTTATCGACACCGGCCATTTGCGCCAGTCCATCAAGTACAAGGTGGTAAATCTATGAGCACGCTTTTTCCTAGAACTATATCTATCTTGCGCCGTGTCGGTTCTCGCGTAAACGGCCGTTGGACTTCCGAAGAGACATCAATGAATGTTACAGGCTCCGTACAGCCCGTAAGCGGCAAGGATACGCAGTTCCTTCCGGAAGGACGACGCGATGTCGGAACGGTAAAGGTCTATTGTAACGAGCGCCTGAACGTAAGCGTTGAGGGGTCTGAAAATTCAGGCGATGTAGTCATTTGGCGAGGAAAGAAATGGGAGGTTTTCCAGGAGCTTGACTTTGCCAACGACATAATCAACCATTACAAGTATCTAGCCGGTTACATCGGGGAGGCTTCCTTATGAGCGTTACAGACAACACTCAACTTTGGGATGTCCTTTATTCGTGGGCAAGCTCCGTCTTGAACGGGGTCGAAGTAACCGAGAGCCACGAAAACGCACCGACGCCGAGCGGGAACTTTGTCTGCATAGACTATGCAGGATCATGGAGACTCGCCGGGACAACCGCTTCACGGATGAACGTGAACGATACTGAACATGTGTCGCCTCGAATATATGTGTACAAGGGCGAAATCGAGATAAGGGATGTTGACGGCAACGGCGACAACCTTATGAAACTTGTGGAATCGCTCGAAACGCAATCGGTGCTAGACTTGTTCGCAGACGCAGGAATCAGCGTGTTAAAGACGAACGGGCCTAACGACTTGCCGGCATTGCAGCAGACGAAATGGAGGCGCGAGAGCGTCCTCACTCTTGAAATGACTTGGGCTAGGGGCTATGCCGGTGATACTCTTGCGATGGCGTCCGTCGATATTGAGCAGCACGACCACGACAACCCGCAGGAAGTGATTAACGAAATTTTTGTAGAAAGTTGATTTTTGGACATTCAAAAAGATTAAATTTATATTGAACAATAGGAGGCCACAAATGGCACTAAAAGACATCGTAGAAGTGAACATCACAAGGCAGACAACCTCTGTCGCGGTTGCGGCCTTCAATGTCCCGCTTATTCTTTCCCAATTCGCTACGAACAAGACACCACGGCGTTTACACGCGCCCGCGTCTATGGCAGCGTTGTAGAAATGGCAAGAGACGGATGGACAAGTTCCGACGCAGTTTACAAGATCGCAAACGCCATCTTTTCGCAGAACCCGAGCGTAAACAAGATTGTCGTGGGCCGCAAGGACTCGAACGACGCAACCGTCGATGCCGCGCTCAACGCAATCGCAAACGAGAACAACGACTGGTACGGCATTGTTGTTGACCAGGCATTGGTCTCCAGCTTCGCTGACGTTGCTTCCTGGGTCGAAACGGCAAAGAAGTTCGCAATCTTCTGGATTACGGACGTGAACGCATACGACCCGAGCAAATCTACTGACTTGGCATCAGTCCTCAAGCTCGCCAATCGCAACCGTTCCGCTGTCGTTTGGCACGCAACTCCGGCTGGTGGCGCCGACTATCCCGATGCCGCTTGGATGGGCGAAGGATTCCCGTATGAACCGGGTACATCTACATGGGCATACAAGACGCTCAACGGCGTTACTCCCGATACGCTTCTTGCAAGCCAGGAAACAGCGCTCAAGAACAAGAACTGCAACTACTACATGACAGTCGGCGGCGTGTCCATCACGCAGGAAGGCAAGGTTGCAAGCGGCGAATACATCGACATCATCATCGGTACGGACTGGATCGAAGCCCGTCTCCGTGAAGCTGTATATTCCGCACTTGTGAACAACCGCAAGATTCCGTATGACGACACGGGCATCGCCATGATTGAAGGTCTTGTAAAGGGCGTCCTCAACGAAGCCGCAAGCAAGGGCATCTTGCAGGCGGATTCTATCGCCGTTACGGTTCCGAAGTACGCGGACATCCCGCAAGCAGACAAACTTGCAAGAAAGTTGCCCGATGTCAAGTTCTCTGCACTCTATCAGGGCGCAATCCACAGCGTAACAATCAACGGCACGATTTCCGTGTAAACTAAAAGGAGTCTATCATGGCAGACTTGACCGTAAAGACTTACGACCCGAAGCAGGTCGTCATTACATTCGGCGTCATTCCAATCAGCGGTTATGCCGATGGAACGTTTGTTTCCGTCAACCGCTCGGGCGACGCTTTCACCAAGAAAAAGGGCGCAGCCGGTGATGTCGAACGCGTGAACAAGAACCAGGGCGATTTCGAAGTAACCGTTACGCTCTTGCAGACCGCGGCTGTCAATGCCGAACTGTCCGCAGCACTCGCCGCAGACCAGCTCACCAACGCGGGCGTTTTCCCGCTCACTATCAAGGACTTGCTCGGCAATACGTTGTTCTTTGCTCCGCAGGCCTGGATCCGCAAGGACCCGGAATGGGAAGATGGTGACGATACGAATAGCCGTGCATGGGTCTTTGACACCGGCATCGGTTCAAACCTCGTCGGAGGTAACTAGTAATGCTCTCCCCGATTACTAAGGACATTTCCGACTACTCCGTCCATTTCAGACCGCTTCCGGCAACAAGGGCTTTCGTTCTTGCAAAGAGGGTGGGCGCCTTTGCGCTTCCAGTCTTGAAGTCTATCGACCTCTCGAACCTTGGCGGCGAAATCGACTTGAACAAGATAATCGACGGAATTTCGAACGCGCTTGCATCGTTGCCCGATGACGAGGCCGTTGACATCATCGTTGACAGCCTCCGCGGTTCCACTATCACGGCGCCCGGACAGGCACCGGTCGAGATTACGGACAGGGCGCAAGTCGATGCGCTTTTTGCAGGCGACCTTGAAACCATGTACCAGATTGTTTTCGAGGCGTGGAAATACAACAAGCTCGCCCCTTTCAAGTTGGCGGCTCGCTTTGGTCTGCAAACGAAAGTAACAGATTCCTCAAGCGAAGCCGCAGGCACAGAGACGAAACGTGGGCCGCGATTGGCAATGTCGGGAGTCTCGCCGATGAAGTAGAGGACAGGTGGCCCATATTGCGTTTGGTCGTAGATATGGGCGTTTCCTTGTCCGAGGTCGAGAAATGGGACCTTGACGATATAAGGCACTTCAATTCAATACTTGACATGCGGCAGGATTGCGAGAGCGCGGCTGACGCATACCAGGCTGAACAGATGAAGAAGTCGCAACAACAGAGCAACGAACGGAGACGCTAGGCATGGTTATCGAGGAACTATTTACACGGCTCGGCTTTCAGGTAGACCCGAAAGGAATCGACAAGGCGAAGGACGCGCTTGGTAGTTTCAAGAAGTGGGTCGGCGGTCTCGCTCTAGGCGCGGGGCTTGATTTCGCTTGCAAAAGACAGGCGTAGAAGCCGCAATGACGATGGAAGGCTTGACGGCTCAATTTACCGTCATGACTGGTTCCGCAG